TAACCACATATACAATTTCATCATATGACAAAGCAAATTCTGCCAATGTATTAGCTCAGGCCGCATATGATAAAGCTAACACCGCTGCATCATCTAGTGTTGACCAATTAGCAAGAGATACCGCTAATTCTGCATCATCTAATACTGTCTATTTACAAACTATCAATGATACACAAAACACCAATATAACAACATTACAAGGTGTTAATGAATCACAAAATACAAGACTAACATCTGTAGAGGGTTTGGCTGGTCAAGCATACAACCGTGCTAATGATGCCTTTACACAAGCGAATGTTGGTGCAACATTTGTTACTACTGGTGGTACAGTTAGTGGTAATGTTACATTTACTAAAGATATTACGATTAGTGGTAACCTGAGTGTATTAGGTAACTCAACGACAATAAACACCAATCAGCTAGACGTATATGATTCACTGATTTATCTTGCCAATAATAATCTCACAACTGATGCTGTAGACATTGGTATTATTGGACGTTACAAGGGTGACAGTGTAAGTGAACATTCAGGTATCTTCCGTGATCCCAATTTAAAAGAGTGGATAATCTTTAAAGGTTACACTCCACAAATACAATCAAATAACCTGATTGATATTAATGATGCATCATTTCAACACGCAAACGTTTTTGTTGATTACGTTAAAGGTAATTTAATTGGTTCATCAGCAACAATTAATGGCCTAAACTTATATGACCATACAACGTCTGCGTTTGATAAGGCCAATGCAGTTGGTGTTTTAACTCAATCTGCATATAATGTTGCCAATACTGCAACAACAAATATAACAGCATTACAAGGTGTTGATGAAACACAAAACACTAATATTACTAATGTTAACACATTAACTAGTTCATCATATAATCAAGCAAATGCTGCCAGTGTTTTAGCTCAAGCATCGTTTGATAAAGCAAATACAGATGTAACCAATATTTCATTAGCCGGATCTTCAGTTGGTAGTTCTACACAAATACCAGTTATTGGTTATGCTGCCAATGGACGTATCATTTCTGCTGGTGTTGCATCACCACAAGTTGGTACTGGATCAGTAAGAGGTATTACACAATTAAATGATAGTGTTACTTCAACATCTGGTGTTTCTGGTGCAAATGCAGCAACACCATTGGCAGTCAAGACTGCATATGATTATGCACAATCATCTTTTGATAAGGCTAATTCTGCCAATGTATTAGCACAAACATCTTATGATTTTGCACAGAGTTCTTTCAACAAAGCCAACTCGGCAAATGTTCTGGCACAGGCCGCATATGACGCTGCAAATTCAGCAATATCGGGTAGTATTGACCAGTATGCCAGAGATACTGCAAACACAGCATCAGCAAATACAGTATATCTACAGACAATTAATGATACACAGAATACCAGTATAACATCAGTTAATACATATTCTTTTAGTTCATATAGTAAAGCAAACTCTGCGGCCACACTATCACAATCAGCATATGATACAGTTAATTCAGTAAGTATATTAACACAGTCAGCATATAATACTGCAAACTTAAAATTCAATACAACTGGTGGAACAATCACTGGAAACGTAGAGATTACTGGTAACTTAATTGTTACAGGAAATATTAATTTCACAAGTAATGTAAACTCTATTTCGGGTAATAGTGGACAATTCTTTGGTGATGTAAATGGTTTCGGTGCTCTGTATGCAGGTATTCCTGTAGGTTTCTATCAACAACCACAGACAACAATACAAGCAACAAGTGATTATAATGGTTATTCACAAATTAATATACAAAATATTAATACTGGAAATCAATCATCTGGTGACTTGATTATCACTGCGGATAATGGTGCGTTTGATGAAGGATATACCGATATCGGTATGGCAAGTAGTACATATGATTATCCAGGTTTTGGATTAATTCACCCTAACGATGGTTACTTCTTAGTGCATGGTAATACAACAACAAGTGGTGGTAATGTTGTAATTGCGACGGCCTTGAATAATGACATTGTGTTTGCAGTTAATGGTGTTGACCATGTAAATGAAATATTAAGGTTATCAAGAGACCACGAAGCAACATTAAATGCAAATTTAATTATACAAGGTTCTAATGTTGCACTAGGTAATATTCAAAACATACACATATATGGTGGAGCATCTGGGCGAGTTGTTATAACCGACGGATCAGGCAATTTAAGTTTTTCTGATAATTTAATCGATGCATGGAACACAGCCAATACATCATCATCTAATACTGTTTATTTACAAACCGTTAATAATATTCAAAACACCAATATTACTAATGTTAATACTCTTTCTTCAAGTGCCTACGATAAAGCAAATTCTGCTAATGTATTAGCTCAGGCAGCATTTGATAAAGCGAATACTAGTAGTGGGCCAAGTGGTAGTGATACACAGGTACAATTTAATGATGGTGGTTCATCATTTGGTGCTGACAGCACTTTTGCATTTAATAAAACAAGTAAGATATTAAGCGTACAACAAATAGCCGTTACTAATTCTTCAGGTGATGAAGGTGGAGAAATTTTACTTGCAAAACCAGCGACTAATACAACACTGGATGGTACTGGAGTAACTGTTGATGTATACCAAAATAAATTAAGATTCTTTGAACAAGGTGGTAGCGCTAGAGGTTTTTACCTAGACATATCTACAGGCGGTGGTGGTGCTAGTACAAACATCATGTCTGGCGGTGGTGGTAGCACTAACATAGATCAATACGCTAGAGATACAGCAAATAGTGCTTCATCTAATACTATATATTTACAAAGCATTAATAACACACAAAATACCGATATAACTACAATTAGTACCGTATCATCAAATGCTTATGATAAAGCAAATTCTGCTAATGTTTTAGCTCAAGCGGCATTTGATAAAGCTAATACGGGTAGTACAGATATAAATTCTTTTAATCCATTTTTACTAGCAGGAATGTAAGAGGAAATAATGCCAGTTTCATATAAAGTATTAGGACAAGTTAATCCATCAGCGACAACATTAAGCACACTATATACTGTACCTGCAAGCACAAGTGCAGTTATCTCTACATTGTGTATATGTAATCAATCTAGTTCAAGTGGATCATTTAGAGTTGCGGTGAGACCTGCTGGTGCATCAATCGATCCCAAACATTACATTGCTTATGATACACCAATACCTAGCAATGATACCATACATTTGACTATAGGTGCATCATTAGGTAATACAGATGTAATTTCTGTATATGCGAGTAGTTCAACAATGAGTTTTACTTTATTTGGTTCGGAGATTTCTTAATGAGTATCAAATTGACCTCGGCCGAAACAGGCAGAAATAAAAGTTCTGTGGCTGCAGCCGTAGGTACGGGTAACAAAATATCAATCGCACCATTATCAGCAACTTATATAAAAAATACACCGAATGGATGGTCCAATGTTAGTGTTGGTGCCATAGACACAACAAATGCAACACTTATTGGTGCAGCTGCAGCGGTTCAAATTACAAATATTTTTGTTACTGATTCTAGTTTTAATAATCTTGATGACACTGCGATTAGTACCAGTGGAGGTTATTTAAAAATAATAGGTACAGGTTTTCAAAGTGGTGCAACTGTTTTCATACAAGGTGTAGCTGCTGCATCAGTAAGTTTTTTTGATAGTACACAATTGAGAGTAACAACTCCAGTATTATCAAGTGGAACATTACAAGTTTATGTTGTAAACCCAGACAATAGTGTTGCTATCAGAATATCTGGCATCGTGGCCAGTGGTGTGCCAGATTGGGTCACAGTATCACCATTACCCGATCAATTGGCCAATTCTGCATTTAGTATACAATTATCAGCCACTTCTGATTCGACTGTGGCATATTCATTACAAAATGGAAGCAGTTTACCTAGTGGTGTGTCATTAAGTAGTAGTGGTCTGTTAAGTGGAACTGTTGAGGGATTGACTTCAGATACATCATATTCATTCACTATAGTAGCCACAGACTTAGAATTACAAGACACTGCAAAATTATTCAGTGTAACTTTATCTGTAGGTGATGTATATTTTAAGTATTCTTCATTATTATTAAAAACAGAAAGTAATATTTGGATAAACGATTCAAGTTCAAACCGTTTTTATCCATATGTTGGTAATGACACCAAACCATCAGCCTTTAGTCCATTTAATAACCGATGGTCTACGTCATTTGATGGTACTGGAGACTATTTAACAGTTTCAAGTAATACAGCTTTTACTTTTTCTGGTAATTTTACTATTGAATGTTGGATTAATCCTACTGCATTATCCACACTCACCAGTTTGTGGGGAATGGATACTGGCGCATCAACATATTTTGCACTTAACGCATCAAATACTTCTATATTAGCATATTTTAATACAGCATCAGGAGCGCCATTATTTACAGCGACACCTGTTTCATCCATCAGATTCAATACATGGTCGCATATAGCTTTAGTCAGAAATGGATCCACTGTTACAGCTTATGTTAATGGCCAAGCTGCAAGTGGAACAGGAACATCTAGTGCTACAGTAGGATCTTCTACAAATACATTCCGCATAGGAGGTATTACTGGTGGTTATAGTGGACAGATTTCTAACCTGAGAGTTGTTAATGGTACGGCTCTATATACAGGAAATTTTACACCACCAAACACGGCTTTAACTGCTGTTGCAAACACAGTATTACTAACATGTCTTGATAATCGTTTTATTGATGAATCTACAGCAAATTCCGGTGTAGGATTTACAGTAACAAAAGTTGCAGATGCACAGATTAAATCTAGTGGCCCATTTGATGATTCCGATATAACAACAGGATCAGCATACTTTGATGGTACAGGTGATTATTTGGATTATAATGGTGAATCACAAATGGCATTTGGCACTAGTGATTTTACTATTGAATTTTTTGCTTACATAAATGTTCTTGGCACGTTTATGAATTTTTATGACTCAAGACCTACTAGTACAAATGGTGCATACCCAACAATATACAAACATACGGATAATACACTTCGTTATTATGCAAATACAGGAGAAAGAATAACTGGACCAGTTCTTACAACAAATACTTGGTATCATATAGTTGTATCTCGTGTTTCCGGTGTTACTAGAATGTTTGTTGACGGCACACAGATAGCATCTACTTATACAGATAGCACCACATACTTAAATGGCACATCACGTCCAAGAATTGGAGCAAATGGTGTTGATGGATCATCTAGTGTTAATGGTTATATTTCAAACCTTAGATTATTAAAAGGTACAGGAGTTACTTCTGTAACTGTACCTACACAACCATTGAGTAATGTTGCAAACACACAGTTATTGACATTACAGTATCGCAAAGGCGAAACTAATAAAAGATTCATCGATGAATCTGGTAACAAATATCCAATATTAAACTTTAATAATGTAACTCAAGGCTCATTCTCTCCATTTAGTGCTGATGAGGGATATTGGAGTCAAAATTTTGCAACCAATTTTCATCGTACTTATTTAACTATGAGTACAAACATCATTGATGTCGGTACAACATCAACATTTACTATTGAAGGTTGGATATATTTGCCGGCCGGAGCACCGTTAACTTGGGCAACGATGGCCTGCACCACAGATTTTAGTTTGAATTCATCATGGATTGCAGGTGTTGATGTCAATAGAAGAATAGAATTCTATTGGTTTATTGGAAGTGCGTTTCGATGTACCGGAACAACAATACTCGAAAGCAACAAATGGCACTTTTTACAATTTAGAGCAAACAATGGTGCATTATCTTTGGGTGTTAATGGTGTACAAGAAACTGTGACAGGAACTACTTCATTGGGAAATCCAGGAGATAACACATTTCTATCTTTTGGTGCAGAAAGAACTTATAATAATCCATGTTATCTTTATGATGTTCGCATATCAAATGTTGTTAGGTCATTCACATTACCAGCAACACCTATGACATCAGATAGTAATACAAGAATGTTAACATTACGAAAAAGAATAAATGTTAATGAAAGTAATTTAGCTAATGCATTAATTAGTTCTGCTGTTTCTTATCCAATGACTCCTTTTGGCCAAAGATCAACAGTAACAAGTTATACACCATCTATACATGGTGGATCTATGTATTTTGATGGAAGTTTAGATTATCTAACAGGACCATCTTCTTTCATCTCAACATCAACGAATACGTTTACGATTGATGGATGGTTATATCCAACATCATTTAATTATAATGGAGCACAATGTTACTTCTTTGGTGATTTACAACCTGCTGGAACAACTTTGACTCTCAGCGTCAGATTATACACAGACGGAAAAATCGCATTACATTGGACTGATCCTACTGCAAGACAGGCAATATCCACTAATTCATTAAGGTTGAATCATTGGAATTATTTTGCAATTGTGGTTAATAACAATGCAATTTCTATATATTTAAATAGTACAACACCAGAAACACTAACAGGTACAACAACATTAACCAATAGAAATGCCACTAGCTCATTTGGTGTTGGACAATTCAATAATCAATATTTTTACATGGGATACATTGGTCCAATACGATGGACGAATGGAGTAGCACGAACAATTAGTTCTATACCTACAACCGCTTTCACTTCAGATGCAAACACAACCATATTGTTAAATTCAAATAATCCAGGCATCTATGATGCGACAGGTCAACAAGTTTTAGAAACATCTGGAAATACATATACAGCAAATACAATAAGTAAATATAGCGGAAGTAGTATGTATTTTGATGGTACAGGTGACAATCTACATGCGAACGTATTAAGTTCAAACACATCAGTGAATGTTCTTGGTGGTGATTTTACAATCGAAGCTTGGGTATACGCATCAAATACTACTAATAGATCAATTATTACACTTGGATCTGAAACAACGTCAAGATACACTGTTTCGGTTATAAATGGAGTATTGACAACACGTGTTTTTGGTAGTGCGGATATATCTCACACAGGTAATTCAATAACAACTAATAATTGGCATCATATTGCTGTGTGTCGTTCAGGTTCAACAATTAGAGGGTTTGTCGATGGAGTGGTATCCGCAACAACAGCAACAAACTCATCAGTCTTGGGTAACGGACCAATAAGAATTGGATCCAATTCAACTGGTGCTGCTAATAATTGGTTTGGTTATATTGAGGACCTCAGAATCACAAGATTTGCACGATATGCCAACACGTTTACTGTTCCTGGTTATGCTTTACCTACTAAGTAAACACTATTCGTAACAAACATAAATACAGGTTGAATCAATATTTTGCATTACTTAATAACACAAATTATCGTTTGGATAAAAAATGGCAGCAATTACAAGTAGACAGAATTTTAAAGACTATTGTTTACGCCGACTTGGATTTCCCGTTATTGATATTAACGTGGATGATGACCAAGTTGAAGATCGTATTGATGATGCGTTACAGTATTGGCAGGATTATCACTTTGACGGCCTACAAAAATTCTATTACATTAGAAAATTAACTACGTCTGTACTAACAGCAAACACAAATATATCTTCATCTGTTCCTAATATAGTAACTGTATTGGGTGGTACTTCTGGTGCCACAGCCAAGATATTATCATCAATTAACACCTCTACATTAGAATTACAAGATGTAACCGGAAAATTTACTGTTGGTGAAGAAATAAAATATTATGGTGCAGGTGGTACCTTATATTCAACTAACGCTAGTGTACAAGCATATACTGCTGGTGATATTGATAATCGTTACCTTGATTTAAGTAGTGTTACAGATGCACAAGGAGTATCTTTAAATGTGGTTGGTATCACAAGAATATTTCCAATTCAAGATTCACAGGCAACGGTAAATATGTTTGATCTAAGATATCAACTTAGATTGAATGAGTTGTACGACTTCACCAGTGCGTCCTATATAAATTATACAATGACGCAACAACACCTACGTATGTTAGAACAGTTGTTCTCTGGAGAAGTTCCTATTCGATTCCAACGACATATGCAAAGGTTGTACATCGATTGGGGTTGGGGAAAAAGACCAGATGCAGTAAAAGGTACCGTTGTGGTTGCAGAGTGTTATGCATCTATCAATCCAGATTATTTCACACAAGTTTGGAATGATCGTTGGTTAAAAGAATATGCCACTGCTCTTATCAAGAGATCATGGGGCAATAACATGAAAAAATTTGGTGGCTTGATGTTGCCAGGTGGTGTTACATTAAATGGTAATGATGTTTATCAAGAAGCAGTTGAAGAAATTAAACAACTTGAAACAGAGATGGAAAACAATTACGGCGGCGTGCTGGAATTTTACCTAAATTAATATGGCCACAAATCAGTATTTTAATAATTTCAATGCAAGAAATGAACAAAACATAATCGAAGATTTGATTGTTGAATCGATCAAGATTATGGGTTTTGATGGCTACTATATCCCTAATAATAATACAATTGCTCGTGATTTATTATTTGGTGAAGATCCAGTTAAGAAATTCAATACGGCATTTCAACTTGAATTCTACTTATCCAGTAACTTAGGATATAGTGGTGATGGAGACTTCTTCTCTAAATTTGGCCTTGAAATGAGAGATCATGTTAAAGTTATTGTTTCAAGACGTTCTTTCAATCAAAGAGTACCAGTAAATCCAGATTTCACAAGACCACGTGAAGGTGATTTAATTTGGATTCCATTCTTGAATAACACTGGTGAATTATATGAGATCACATTTACAGAACAAGCAAAAGACTTCTTTCAATTAGGAAAAAGAGCACCACATTTTTACGAATTGAGCCTAGAGAAATTCAAATATTCACAAGAAGTTATCGATACTGGTGTACCTGATATTGATTCTGTTGTTACAGAAAATTCATACACATTGGCATTAAATATGAGGCCTAATGGAACAGGAACATATAAAGATAAAGAAATCGTTTATCAAACTTCAGATAACACATATGCAAATGCATATTCTGAAGCAATCGTTTCTTCTTGGGATGGAATAAATCGTATATTGAAAGTTACCAATATTAGAGGTGAATTTACCACAACTGCAAATGCAAATACAATTATTGGCCAAACCAGTAACGCAAGATTTAAATTAGGTAATTACAATACACTTGACGTTGAATTACACACCGATCAATATGATAATTTATACATAGAAACTCAAGGTGCTTCTATTACAGACTTTAGTGAAACTAACCCATTTGGAACATTATAATGGCTGATCCTTTTTACAATAGAATTATCAGAAAAATGGTTGTGGGTTTTGGCAACCTTTTTAATAATATTACTTTAGTTAGATATAATCCAGATCAGACTGAACAGGAAAGATTCGTTATTCCTATTTCATATGCTTCAAAAGAACTGTATGTAAAAAGATTACAAGAAGATCCTGATTTAGATAAAAAAGTTCAAATGAGTTTACCTAGATTCTCATTTGAGATGACTGGGTTTTCATATGATGCTGATAGAAAACAAAACACAAATATTAAAAATTATTCATTAAAAGATCATTCTCCTATCAGTCAATATAACCCTGTTCCATATAATTTTGATTTTAGTTTATATCTATACACAAGAAATATTGAAGATGCCACACAGGCCTTAGAACATATAATTTCTTATTTTACACCAGATTATACCATCAAATTAAATTTAATTCCAGAAATGGGCATCATTAAAGAGATACCTATACTTCTGAATGATGTGACACAAGATATTCAATATGAAGGTGACATGAACAATGACACCAGAGTTATTATTTGGACATTAAACTTCACAGTTAAAGGTTTCATATTTGGTGCGGTATCTCCTGCTGGTGGTATCATTAAAACCACTTTTACAACCGTCACCGATATCACATCAGACAAAATAAAATTTACCTTGGATCCAACATCCGAAAATATACCGTACAAAGTAGGAGAAACTGTATATCAAGGATATTCATCACATGTTGCATTAGCTACAGGCAAAGTTCAATCATGGGCAAATAACCAATTAACAATAACAAATGTTAATGGAAACTTTGTATCTACTTTACCTATAACTGGTAATGATACAAAAGCTTCCTATAAGATATTAGATGTTGATATTAAATTGGCAAGTAGAGTATCTATTCGTACTACAGTTGATCCAGAATCAGCAAATGTTGATAGTAACACATATATAATACAAACTACTATTTCAGAATTTGATTAATATGAATGATTTTGATAAAAATATGGAAAAAATTTTTGATGTGACACCAATAAAGGCTGAAGAAGTTGTAGAGAAAAAACAAATGCCATTACAGGTTCATTATAAAGAACCTGATATGAAACAAGATTTGACTGATGCATACCAGCAGTCAAAAGAAAACTTGCAAGAACTTATTGACCAAGGCAAAGACGCTATGGAAGAGATTCTACAAGTTGCAAAGGCCGGACAACATCCACGTGCCTTTGAAGTGTATGGCACTTTACTAAAAAATATGGTAGATGCAAATAAAGAGTTGTTGAATATTCAAAAACAAATGCGTGACATGGATGGTAAGAAAAAAGATAACGGTGATACCAAGATTGATAAGGCCATTTTTGTTGGTAGTACCGCTGAATTGAATAAATTATTAAATAATAAAGATGAATAATGCATCATTTAAGATTGCAGGAATAGTATATAAGATTTTATATAAAGATGACTCAGAAATGCAAGGTAGAATAGGCCTTGCAAACTTCAATACACAAGAAATTTGGATTAATAAATCGCATACTACACAAACAAAAAAGATTGCAATATTACATGAAATTGTACACCTTTTAGATCATGCTTACAATTTAAATATGAGTGAAGATGATGTAATATATACCACTCATGGGTTGTTAGGATTAATGTTAGATAATCCTGATCTATTAAATAATATACAGAACTTAGAAGAATGATAAACTTTAAACAATTTCTCGAAGAAGAAAGAAAAGACCCTAAGTCTAAAACTCTCCATGCGTTTGATATGGATGAAGTATTATTTCATCACGACCATTCTAAAGTTAAAGTTCACGTTAAAGATGAACATGGTAAAAGAGTACATTCTTTAACCAATCAAGAATATAATAGTCATAAGTTACCACATGGACACAGTTATGACTACAGTGAATTTAGATCAAGTAAAGTCTTTAAGAAGTCTGCAACACCTATTCACAAGATGATTCACAAATTAAAAGCCATACATAAGAATAATAAGAATGTAGAGATTGTTACCGCACGTTCAGATATGGATGATAAACATGGGTTTATGAAAACACTTAAACACCATGGTATCGATCCACACCATATTCATGTTCGTAGAGCTGGTAATACTGGTGCAAAAACACCAGCAGAAGCAAAACATAAAGTTATTGGTGACCTAGTTAAGAAACATGGTTACAAGAAGGTACATTTATATGATGATTCAAAAGATAACTTAGAGAAATTTAAATCATTGAAACACGACCATCCAGATGTTGAGTTTCATGCACACCACGTAGAGCACCATCCCGAAACTGGCCATGTAAAATTGACGACAACTAAGGCATAATGATTAGTAATAAAGATTCATATCGTGATAATCCTCTGCTTAAAAAAGCAGGTGTAGATGTAACTTGGACACAAGAACAAATAGATGAATACATCAAATGTAAAAATGATGCTATCTATTTTGCCAAAAATTATGTAAAGATTGTCAACGTTGATGAAGGTCTAATTAACTTCCGTATGTGGCCGTTTCAGGAAGAGATGTTAGCACTCTTTCAAAAGAATCGTTTTGTTATCACCAAATGTCCTCGCCAGGTTGGTAAAACTACCACAACAGTTGCATACTTATTACATGCAACCATATTCGAAGATTCTCAAAACTGTGCCGTTCTGGCTAACAAAGGTTCTTTAGCACGTGACATTCTTGCAAAGTATCAGTTAGCGTATGAGAACCTACCTCATTGGTTGCAACAAGGTGTGGTGACGTGGAACAAGGGTAACGTAGAGTTAGAGAATGGGTCTAAGATTATTGCGGCCTCCACCTCATCCAGTGCGATTCGAGGTGGTTCATTTAACATTGTATTCTTAGATGAATTTGCTTTCGTACCAAACAATATTGCAAATGAATTCTTCAACTCAGTTTATCCTGTAATCTCCTCTGGTAAAAAAACAAAGATTATTATCGTATCTACACCAAATGGTATGAACTTGTTCTACAAGTTATGGATGGATGCACAGAACAAGAAGAACAATTACGTACCATTCGAGATTCACTGGTCACATGTTCCTGGTAGAGATCAAGCTTGGCGGGAAGAAACAATCAGAAATACATCTGAAAGACAGTTTGCACAAGAGTTTGAAACTGAATTCTTAGGCTCAACTAACACATTGATTTCTGGTACCAAGTTGCAACAACTGGTTTATAGAGAACCACTTGTTACACATGATATGATGAGAATCTTTGAACATCCAGTCAAAGAAGAAGAAGGTGCATTAACAGACCACCTATATGCAATTACAGTTGATGTTTCAGAAGGTAAGAACCTGGATAGTTCTTCTTTCTCGGTTATTGATATATCACAGACACCATACAAACAAGTTGCGGCCTACAACAGTTCATCTATTTCTCCAATACTATTTCCAACTGTCATATATAATGCAGCGAGAATGTATAATAATGCTTACATTTTGGTAGAAATAAATAACAATCCACAGGTTGCAGACACACTACATCAAGACTTAGAGTATGAGAACTTACTGAAGATTTATACTGGTAATAAGAAACCGCAACAACTATCTGGCGGGTTTGCTCGTGGTGTACAGATGGGTCTCAAAATGTCACCTCAGGTTAAGGCAATAGGTTGTTCTAACCTAAAAACTTTAATTGAAAGTGACAAGTTACAGATTAATGACTTTACTACCTATTCTGAATTAACGACATTCGTACAACAAAAGAATACGTTTAGGGCGGAAGAAGGTACAAACGATGACATGGTTATGTCATTGGTGATATTTGCATGGATAACAACTCAAAAGTATTTTAAAGATATTGTTAACCATGATATAAGAAAACAGATTCAGTTGGAAAACATGAATCAAGTTGACGAAGAACATTTACCGGCACCAATTATTGAAGATGGATTGGAACATGAATTTGAGGTTTTTGATGGAGATGTGTGGGAAATGGCAGATTCAGGCCAACCCTATGCAAATTTCATTAGAGATATGACCAGGTAATGTAAATCTTGTCTTTCATAAATAATTACCATGGTATTTTAGGTGCCAAAAACATATAATAAATTAAGGAGAAAAAAATGGCGTTTCAACTATCTCCAGGCGTAAGCGTAAGCGAAGTAGATAACACTAATGTTGTTCCTTCAGCTCTTACTACTGCCGGTGCTTTTGCTGGAACATTCCTTTGGGGTCCAGCAAATCAAATCACATTGGTCGACAATGAGATTACATTAAGAAGAATATTTGGTAAACCAAGTCCAGATACTTCTGACATGTCAGGTTCATCGTTCTTTACGGCAGCTAATTTCTTGGCTTACGGAAACAATTTGAACATCGTTCGTGCTGTGCCATCCACAGCAAATAATGCTGTAGCTACAGGAACACCAGTACAAATTAAAAATTCGGATGAATTTGAAGCAAGTTATCTAAACAGCGACAACCAAAATGCTATTGGTGCATTTGTAGCAAGATATCCAGGTACATTAGGCAATTCACTATCTATTTCAGTCTGCGACAATTCAACCACATTTGCAACTTGGGATTATAAAAATTATTTTCCAGCTGCACCTGGAACGTCTGACTATGCAAGCACTGTACAAGGTGTCGATGATGAGTTGCACGTTGTTGTTGTAGACACTGCTGGTCGTTTTACTGGAACAGCAAATACAGTTTTAGAGACATTTGCTTTTGTATCAAAAGCAATAGATGCAAGACAAAATGGTGACAGCAACTATTACAAACAAGTAATATTTAATCAATCAAGTTATATTTACGCTGTTAACCCAGTTGACTATTCTAATACAAGCACAACATGGGGTGACACTGCTGCAGGTACAACATTCACAAAATTAGCTGCTAACATCCTAACACCATTAAGTGGTGGTGTAGGTGGTAATGCGTCAGATGCTAATTTGGTAACTGCTTACAATCTATTTGCAAATAAAGAAACAACTGATATATCACTAATAGTTACAGGTGAAGTGAGTACAACAGTACAACAAGCATGTATTGATTTGGCCACCACAA